CCTCAATAAACCTCTTGATAATGTGGCGGTGCTCGGTAGACGTCATGGGCAAGTTGAATACATAGACGTGATAATGATTCAGAACTTCGACGCCATCTTCGACGTCCCTCGGTTCCGGTGTGTTTGTCGTAAACTTAAAATAGGAGTAGGACCCCCTTTTTAAGTTTATGAGCCCGCGTGTTTCTTCTTCGAGTTCTCGAATCGCACACCGAAGTGGATTATAGACCTCGCGTCGGCGACACCCGCCCGTGACAAACGTCCACTCTCTGTATCGTCGGTCATGGACGATCAAAAAGTGTTGTGTGTCGTTCACTTTACTCATCGGTATTGCTATCGCTTTGTGTCGCTCTCGTACGGCTTCTCGAGGGACTGGGTCCATCTACTGATGTTTCTGGGGCAAAATAATTATCCCTCTGGGGCGCTTTGTGCCCCAGAGTTTGGCGAAGCCTCCGGCTTATTTTCGCTTCGCGAAAAGTCAATAAACTTAGTGAGATTTCCCGTACGTGGGTTATACGAGGCTAAAAATACAAGACACACAAGTATGGCCCAAAAGATCCAGTGCATTTCTCTCACCTGTCTGTGTCGAAGAAAAGATGTTTTTCAGTTTTTTTACAAACCTGGTGTGCATCCTATATGCAGAAAAAATTCAGTTGGCGTACAATATTGAGCCGAGCCCGTTCTGGATACGCAGAATGTTATAGTTGACTGCATACAAAAACGGCGTTGGGTACGCGCTCGTGATGTTGGTGTTGTACAGACCCAGAACGCCGTTAGTCAGGGTCGGAGGCACGACGATACGGAACGTGTCCAGACGAGAGAAGTTCAGGGTGCCCGTGGGCTGGAGCTTGGAGGTGTCGAGGCAGTAAGAAATGATCGCCACGTTCGCCACGCTGTTATTGTGCACGTAGCCGTAGGGCGTGTTGTAGTACTGAGGCACGTCGCAGAAGTGGATCAGGGCCCGAGAGTCGCCGACGTCCACACCGTTCACCTGAGTCTTGAGCTCGTACTTGGCAGCGGTCGCCGAGCCCACACCGTTAGCGTAAATCTGGGCGTAGTTGACACAAGGGAAAGCCAGGAACTTGACGGGCTGAGCCAGAGCCAACTCCTGGACGGGGTTGGTACCGAGGACCACGCGCTGTACCTGGGTGATGAGCATATCGTATTGAGGCGCCTTGGCGAAGTAGTCGCGCTCAGATTGGTCCAGGTACACAAAGTTGGTCCAGGCCTGGAACTGGAGGGAGCTGTAGGTGGTGGATGTCTGGGCCGTGCCGGTGAAGAATGAGATGGTCAGAGAAGCTCCAGCTGGGACAGCTGCCAAAGTACCAGATACGTAGGACACAATCACGTTCGAAAGGTACACGTTCGACACGTACACAGGGCCCGTGAGTGGAAGACCTGCAACGTACTGACCCACCTGAACACCGCCCTGGCCTAGAGGACTCGCCACTTGGTCGATAGTCAGGGTTGCGGATGTTCCGCTCTGGCTCCACGACACAACCTGTGCCGAGCACACAGGGGCGTACAAGCTCGCTACGCTACCCGTGAAGAAACTGCTTATGACGTTTCCAGCAGCCGAGTTTGCAAAGGCGATAGTCACGTTGGAATACACCTGGGAAACACCTGCGACGGTTGCAATGTTGGAGAAAGACTGAACAACGGCCACGTTGGTCTGCAAATTGCTCGAGGCGGCCGCAATCAGCATACCTGGGAACAAGGGACCAGTCGACTGGGAAATGGCGACGTTTGCCAAATTAGAACTTGTATACACATCGCTGATGATGTTTGCGGTTGCCTGGGGCTGGGCAGGCAACACGGGCGTGGTCGTAGGGCCGATGGTGATATTCTGGCTCAGGAAAGGAGACCAAGTGATGCGGACCTCCACATCGTGGAACTGGAGGCCAATCAAGGGCAGGCACACGGACCAGTCCTTGCAGAAGAAGAACTTCAGAGGCAAGAACGTATTCTTCTGGTTATTGAAACTGGAGCTATTCAAGTTCAGGTAACGCTGCGAGTAGTTCTGGGCGCCGGTGATGGGCTCGATGTCCGTCATGTACTCGATATCCTGGGTGTCCACAATCTGACCGCCGATGAGGAGCTCCACCTTGTCGATCACCTTGGTCCAGTCCAGGTTGACCATCTGAGCACCGTTGTTATCACGGACAGTCAGGTACACGTAGCTCAGCAAGTCGCCCTTCTTCTCGAAGCGGATCGTGGAGATGCCGCCGGCGATGGGCTGACCCTGAATCACCTGACGCTCCACGGAGTTGGAGTAGTGCGTGTAACGCTTGTAGTTGGACCGGTAAAAGGAAACCTCGGGCTTGCCGGTCAGCCAAGCGTCCTGAG